ATGAAACTGCGGAAGGGACAAGATTTTCAATTCGGCCATTTAGTCTGTTGTGCTTGCATCGGTGGCAGGCTGTACGGCTTTCAGACATTTTGCTGGGGCAGAAACCCCGGCAGGGGGGCGGAGACCTCAACGGTGCTGGCGCAGAGCGAGGGGGAAACGCAGCAGGTATCCCCACAGGTGAAAAAAAGCCTGCCGCGTGGCGCGGGCGCTTGGCTAACGGCAGGAGTGGATTTTCCCGTAAAATCCTCTGCGGAAAAAGCGCGCAGCGGGATTGACAGCGTGCTTGACCGCGCGGCGGAATATGGGGCTGCGGTTGTATTTCTCGACGCGATACGCAGCGGAGAGGCGGTGCAGGCCGGTTCTCTCGATACACTGCGCTACGCGATTGGCATCGCCTCGGCAAAGGCTTTCAGCCGGTAGTATGCGTTCCGGCCGCAGATGTGATCCGGATCGGCAAGGATGGAATCACACTCGCGCCAGAGGTTTTATCCGCGCTGTGCCAGAACTATCAGGTGGAGGTTCTGCTGCTATCCGGCTGGAGGGAGCTTTCGTTTGAGCCTTGGGGAGCCGCCGCCGTTGAGAAGCAGGAAGCGCTGACCAATGCGGTGCAGCAACTGCGCAGCGCAGCGGAAAAAGCGGCGCCGGGCATTGTGTTCGGCGTAGAATCGTCGCTGGTTTGGTCGAATGAGGCGAGCGGGACCAAGGCCTCCTATGAGAGCCTAAAAAACGGCTTTGCCGATATCAAGGGCTGGATGGAGAAGAAACTGGCGGATTTCATTTATCTTTCCTCTGCGTCGCTCACAACGGATCACAACGTCCCCCTGGAAACAGCGGCCGCATGGTGGAATCAGGCAGCGGTTGATACGGAAACGGCGCTCTATATGGAGCACAAGGTTTCCAGTGGCCTTGCAAGCGAGGAAATGGCGTTTTGCCGGACGAGCTTGCCGTCCAGATGGGGATTGTGGCGAAAAATAGGCCTTTTTCGGCAGTGTGCTGGATTCTATTTCCGCGCTCGAACAAGCGGAGTATGGGGAAAAACGCTTTTGTTAGGAATTATTTGACAGGCGGTGTCGAAAAGGTCAAAAAAGAGGCAAAACTCTCTATTTTAAATTATATCGATCTCAAATTCACAGCGAAAAAGGACAAAGCTTACATTCCTCGGCACAAGCGTTCCCGGAACGGAAATCACCTGCAATGGACAAAAAGTGAAGCAATCCCCCTTTGGCTGCTTTACATATCCTGTCAATTTAAAAAAGGGGGAAAATACCATCCTGTTCCGCCAAGGGGATCAGGAGCTGAAGTATACGATTCTCTTCGACGAAACGCTGATCCGCTCCGTGGCGCCGTCAGCGGCCACCTATGCCAGCGGCGGTTCCAAGCTGGAAATCACGGCGATTGCAGTGCGAGGCGCCAGCGTATCCGCCAAAATCAACGGCGTTACTGTGCAGATGAAGCCGGGCGGCGGGGATGAAGAGGAGCCGAAGAAAGAGGATTCCAACTTTATTTCTTATATCGGCATCTATACGCTGCCCCAAAGCCGGGCGGATGCGCGCAATATCGGCAGCTTTACCGTATCTGTCACCTACGATGGGCGCACTGCCAGATGAAGGGCGGCAGCGTGACAATCAATGCGAAACCGCCTGAAATTGATATTCCGATTGTAACGCCGGATACGCCTGCTGCTCCCGACTCCACCGGCCCCGATGATACGACCTCACAGGGCGGGGCCGACACGAAGCCAAATACCAAGCCTGATGACACAACGGGCGGCGGCTCGGCAGATGATTATTTTGCCAAGCAGCTTACCCCTTACCAATCGAATGGTGTGCCGGGTTTTGCCCGCATGTGTGAGGTGACTTCAGACGATGCGGAAACGTTGCCGGGTAACACCTCCAATGATGCCTGCGGCCCAACCTATGTGCCAATTTTGAAAGGGACTTTTGATTATATCATTGAGGAGACGAGCTATAACGGCAACCTTTATTACAAGCTGAAATCCGCCGCCGCGTTTACCGGGAGGATGTTAAGGAGATAAAAAAAGGTTATTCGATGCCAAGCAATTCCGTGAAGGTGAAATCCTCTTCCACAAAAGGCGATACCAATATCACACTCTATACCAAGTGGAAGGTGCCGGTCGATGTGGCTTTTACGCCGCAGAAATACGTCAACAGCTCTGATAACCGGCCCTATGCGGTTAACAGTTTCACTGCACAGAGCGTGGATTTCATTTTCAACTATACCGCGTCGGCCAGCGGCAGCGTGAATCTGTCGGGTAGCAATGCGTTCAGCAAGGCGGAATGGATTGTTGATAAGAAGAATTTGAAAACGACCCTGCGCCTGCATCTCAAGCGCACTGGCTCCTTCTATGGCTATTCCATGAAATATAATGCGGATGGTTCCCTGACGATTTCGTTGAAAAACAGCGAAGGCACTTCCCTGAGCGGCTACACGATCATGTTGGATGCAGGCCACGGCGGCTCAGACCCAGGTGCGGGCAGTTCTGCCGGGTGGGAAGCGCCCGCAACACTTGCTATTGCCAAAAAGGTGCAGCAGAAGCTGCAATCAGCGGGCGCGGCTGTCATCATGACCCGCTCAGGCGATAGCTATGTGTCCCTGGAAACCCGGCGCGATGCGATCCGCTCCAAAAAGCCGGAATCTGTTCATCAGCATCCACTGTGATGCAGCGGACACAAGCAGCGCAATGGGAACCACCGGCTTTTATTACACGCCCTATTCTTATGGCCTTGCGGATTCGATCCATGACCGCCTGGTCAGCACCTGGCGGGATCAGATCTATAAAGGGACGAGCGTAACGGTATCCAAAATTGACCGCGGCACCCGCTTTTATCCCTTCCGCGTGAACCGTGTGCAGGAGTGCCCATCGGTGCTCATTGAATATGGCTTTATCACCAACGCAAACGACCGCAAAGCACTGCAAGACGGCGCAAAGCAGGATTTGCTCGCGCAGGTACGGTCGATGGAATTAAGGATTTTCTCAAGGCAAGGGATAAGAAGATGAGAAAAAAACAGGGCCGGTGGTAAATGCTACCGGCCCTGTTTGGCATAGTTAGACGAACGGAATTTTCTTCTATCGCAAATCAACAAACCGTTCTATCTTCATTTTTAAATGATATTTCTGCCGAAGCGCCGCTATCTGTGCCATCATTTCCGACTTGTGGTGCAGATCAATTGCCTCCTGATCTTTCCATCTGTCAATGAGCAAAACCGATTCTGAATCATCCATTGGGAAATAATATTCATATTTTTCATTCCCCGCCTCGGCACGAACTGCATCAACAATTCCCTCTGCCGTCATCTCTTCTACAAATTTTCGAGCGTTTCCATTTTTTCCGGAATATAAATGTTCACGGTGATACTCATTGCATCCTGCTCCCATCTTCCTTTTATTGTTTTAAATTGCAATTGCTTCGTCAAAGAGGAGCCGCCCAGCGTTAAGCTGTTTTTATTTTAATCGCCGCCTTTGAGAATGTCAAACGCCATGGAGTCCACGATTGATTTTGAAAAGAAAGAAGGCCATATCGATGACCATTCGAAAAGCGATTCGGCAGGATCTTCCATTCCTGCTTTCTCACGACAGGCACATTGCCGCAGACGAAATCCGATCTGTCGTGTCTCTCGGCAGGATGCTTGTTCTGGAAGAGAAGGAGCACATCATCGGCTGGCTGCGGTGGAATTTGTTCTGGATAACACGCCGTTTATGAATATGCTGTACGTTCTGGAAGGGGAGCGGGGAAACGGCGCGGCAGGCAGCTCGTTTCCCATTGGGAAGCGTTGATGAAAGCTAAAGGGTATCCGCTTGTAATGACTTCGACCCAGTCAGACGAAACCGCCCAGCATTTTTATCGGAAGCTTGGCTATGTAGACGCCGGAGCGTTGCTTTTGCAGGATGAGCCGCTTGAAATCATTTTGACGAAGGCTTTGCGGTGAAATGATAGCAAGCTCCTATTCTACTTGGCGAAAGGGCTTTTATAATAGCTTCAAACATTTTATTTGAAGCAAAAGCGTTTTTACACATATGGTAAATAGCCTCACGAATCTCGAGCTTCGGAAAACATCGAATCATCGAGTGGAAAAGACAAATTTTTCTGCTTTTTTTGACGAAGGTGCGCAAAATAAAGCGGAGGAGAAAGAGGAATGGGGAGCAACGGATATTGACGTAATCCGCCATCCATGTAAGAGCGTTTGGAAACCTTTTGAGAGTGTTTGCATTTTACTGTACTTTTTTATAACAGCATGGTATAATAAACACAGAAGAAGCGGGAATCCTTGTATTTTCAGGGATTCCCGCTTTTTTGTTACTATCGTGTTATTAGTTCAGCGTTCAACGGCTTGTAATGTTCACCACGCTGAACCTCTATTCCATCAGTTCCACGGCGGCTTTTAGTTCATCCAAGGTCTTGTGATTATAGACCCGGTTTCCCGTGTCCTTGGACACATGTCCCATGAGAAGATCAATACACTTCCGGTTTGCCCCGGCGCTGTCCAGTTGACTTTCAAAGGTGTGGCGGCATTCATGCGGGGTGTGGTTCATTCCAAGAGCCTTCATAATATCCGCCCAAAAAATTCGGTATTGGGTTTGGTTGCAAACCCGCCCATTGTAGCTGATCAGCCGGGGGCCACCTTCAGAAAGACGGGCATCAACCAATGGCCTAATCTTGGAGTGAATAGGCACCAGCCGATTTTTACCGGCCTTGGTTTTTGTGCCGCCTTTCATCGTCCCGGCCTGAAGGTCTATATCTTCCGGCTTCAGGTTTAGAAGTTCGCTAATCCGCCACCCGGAATAAAGCAGGATCAACACAGTATCCACCCAAGGATCAGACTGATGTTCCCAAACCCTCTTGATTTCTTCTTTACTAAAGGGAAGGCGGCTGGTGGGCGGGATGGGATCAGAAGTCAGCAAGTCAGAGAAGCACCGGTTGATTATGTCCATTTCTAAAGCGAACCGGTCAAGATGGCCCCACAAGTTTTTGATTGCCGCCTGTGTACTGTACCCTTTCCCGCAACCGTCAATAGTTTCTTGCATTTGATATGACCGGATTTGTTTATAGGGCTTTTCCCATAACGCTGAACAATGCTTGAACGCTGAACACAAAGATGAACGGTTGGATTCTCCCAGCTTCGGAGCCTTCTTTTCTTTCCAGAATTCAAACAATTCCTTCATGGTAATCTTGGCCCGGTCAACATCCCAAGGATCACGGTTGTATTCAGAAAGGATCATCAAGCCTTCTTCCGTGTGGCTGCATATCCCACAATGTCATAGATAGGATGCCCTTTATTATTCCAACCAACAACCTTCTTAATGATGAAGGCCTTCGCCTGTTGCCTGATAACCGGGCAACAGTGCCGAACCCATTAGGGTTTCGCATTATATCACCTGTCCTTTCGTGGAAATGGGTATAGCAAAGCCAACCCCAGTGTGATATAATGTTCAATGGGACTTGAAACATTAACTTCAAAAAAGGGGTTTGTTTCGCCTGACCGCTTCCGGTGTGCAAGACCGGGGGCGGTCTTTTTTTGCTTATGTGTGGTGATCTGTTCTATAAAATGTGTTTGATTTTATTGGCTTATAAGGAATAGAACAGATGGAACAGATGTTATATTTCTTAAATATAAAATATAAAAAAAATATATAGTAAGAGAAGAAAAAAGTATAGATACAGAATTTATCTGTTCTATCTGTTCCAAATCAAGGTTCCCCAAAAATTTCCCATAGGTGATCTTTGTCATAGTAATTTCACCAATCAGCATATTCAAGCCAAAGATCATGGACACCACAATAATAAGCCCGATAATAAGAATTTGTATCATTGATTTGTGTATTGGAATACTGCTTCAGATTGAACATAGGAAGAAAATCATCCTTGCTGTTATATGAAAACTTGTCATAAAGAGTAATTCGCTGAAGTTTATCATCATTGAAGCTGTATTCATTCAATCCATAATACAGAGTTCGGATTGGATAATATCTGCCACCTTGAATTTCGTAGTTCCATTCTTCAATGCTATCAGGTTCTCCAAGTTTGGCAATTAGTTCAGATTCAGTAATATTTTCCCCGTCCTGAACTTCATATTGGAGAGCGTCAAACACAACAGGCACCGATTCGGGTTCATTTTGATATTGTTCAGGGTTTTGAACTACTCTTGAAATACTAAAACCTAAAGCCCCTATAAAGATAATCGCAACGATCAAACCAATTTTCTTTTTCATATCCATTCTCCTTCACTTAATATCGCTTTGGAAAGCAACGGCACGGCCAAGAATGCGGATGTGGTTAAGTTCTTCACCAGTATATATTAAATCTTCATACTTGGAGTTTTCCGCCTTCAGGATCAGCAAATCCTTTTCAGGATAATAACTGACACGCTTCAGCGTGGCTTCATCTTCTATGATCACAGCGGCAATCTCCCCATCTTCAACCATATCAGCCTGTTGGATGAAAACAATATCACCATCATAGATTCTGGCCCCAATCATAGAATCGCCTTTAGCCCGTAAGCAGAAATCAGCGTCAATGTTGGCCCCGGCTTCCACATACAGTTCCTTTTCTTCGTTGGCAGCAATGGGTTTTCCACACGCAATTTGACCCAATAGCGGGAACCGTTTCTTTTCAATGGGGAATAGATTTTCAAATTTTACTTGGGAACGCAAAATTTCCAAATCAATGGATTTGTCGAGCCCTTCCAACCATGCGGTTTTGCTTCGATGTTCGGATTTCCAAGAAGATAATCCATATCAACATTGAAATAATCGGCTATGGCTTCCAAGGTTTCAAGGCCGGGTTCTCGTTCGCCTCGTTCATACATATTAACACTACTTTTTGAAAGCCCAACCTGTTTTGCAAAGTCTTGTTGAGATAAGCCGGTTTCCTGGCGCAAGAGTTTCAACCGTTCATTGAACTTTGGCATTAGTAACACCCCTTTCCATTTTTATTATACACAAATTGTGCACAAAGTCAATCTGTCATTGTGCACAATTTGTGCTATTTTTATTTTGTGCACATTTTGTGCATGAAATCGCTTGACTTTGAGCACAAAATAGTGTATAATGATAGTCAGATGAGCACAAATAGTGCGCAAAATATAGAAAGGAAGTGACAGCATGATCCAAAAGGAAACCACGGGAATGATCCTTCGCAAACTGCGTGGGAATCGTACCCAAGAAGAAATTGCCACCGCCCTTGGTATCACAAAATCTTCTTGGGCCATGTACGAACGGGATGAAAGAGTTCCCCGTGATGAAGTTAAATTTCGGATTGCCAAGTTTTTTGATAAAAGTGTAGAGGAACTTTTTTATACTCATATCAAGCATAATATGTACTCATGATTGGAGAAACGAACTATGAATGACCTTCAGATTTTCAATTATGGAGAAGTTCCTGTAAGAACCATTGTTAAAGATGGTGAACCGTGGTGGGTTGCCAAAGATGTTTGCGAAGTCTTTGGTGAAACCAACCGAAATCGGGCTATGCAAGCTTTGGATGCTGATGAAAAGGGGTATACGCAAATTGATACCCCTGGTGGCCAACAAAAAATGGCGATTATTAATGAACCCGGCCTTTACAAATTGCTTTTTATAATGCAACCGGAAAAAGCGCGTGGTGTTTCAAATGAATATATCGCTAAACGACAAGCCCAACTTAAAAAGTTTACCCGTTGGGTAACACATGAAGTTCTGCCTGCTATCCATAAAACTGGAAGCTATAGCGTTTCACCATACAAACCCAAGGCCTCCAGCGTAGGTGAAGTAATCAAGCTTGTGGAAATGACCCGTTCTATGATGGAAGAACAGGGATGTTCCCCGAATGATATCGCCCAAGCTGTGAAGCAACTATGTGATCAGTTCAATATTAATCTTCCTGACTTTTTTGTGAAACCCAAAGACCTGACCTTGGAAGATGCCATGGATACGATCGATTTTGTATATGCCCATGAGCGGGGTAGGGGTAAACGGAAACCAACCTATGAAGAATTTATAGAAGTTCAAATTGCAGTAAAGCGATTGGAGTATTGAACTCATGAATGAAGTAAGCCTGAAGCCGGTGATTGCAGAACTTGAAGATTTATTTTCAAAGTTCAACACCCGGTTCTTCGCTGACAAGTTGGAAAAGCCCGTGATCACTGTTTCCCCGGATCATACCCGTGGGGCTTATGGCTGGTGTACCGGCTGGAAGGCTTGGAAGGCTGGGGAAGATGAAGGCCACTATGAAATCAATCTGTGCGCCGAATACCTGAACCGGCCTTTTGAAGAAACCTGTGGAACCCTAATCCATGAAATGGTTCATCTTCAGAACCTTCAGGACGGTGTTCAAGACACTTCACGATCTGGCACCTACCACAACAAGAAGTTCAAGGAAACTGCTGAAGCCCACGGCCTGACGGTGGAGAAGGGCGAAAAGTACGGATGGCATAAAACCACGCTTTCCCCGGGAGCCCTTGAATTTGTTCAGAGCTTGGAAAACAGGGATTTACCCTTGTTCCGGCCCCGGCCTTTGAGCTGAAGTTCCCGAAGGGGGGGGGATCAAGTTCCCGCAAGTATGTTTGCCCCTGTTGCGGGGCCATTATCAGAGCCACAAAAGAGGTTCATGTGATCTGCGCTGAATGTGATGTTGAATTTCAGGAGGAAATCTAAATGAGAAGAAAGCGGAAAACCGTGTGGGCGTTCCTTGATGGGAAAAAGCTGGTGGATGTTGTTCAAGCCGCCCTTGACAACAACATGATGGTGGATGATTTGAAGGCCAAACTGGTTGCTGAAAACCCCGGCCATGAAGTCACCTTCAAGGCTATTTGATGGAGGTTGAAGATGTATGCGCCTAATACCCCCCAACCTGAATATTGGATTCTGTCCCTTTCAGGTGGTAAGGATTCCACCGCCCTTGGCTTTGAATGGCTGAAGCGGCACCAGCAAGACCCGGTTACATATCCGTTGCATGAAGTCATTTACTGTGACACCGGAATGGAGTTCCCGGCAATGGTTGAGCATATCAACCGACTTGAACAGATTTTCACCGGAGCCGGGATCAAGTTTACACGGCTGAAATCTGAAAAATCTTTTGAATATTTGATGTTTGAGTATCAGCCAAGCGGAGCAATCCTGCGTTGAAAGATAAATCTGGTTGGAGTTGGCCGGAGCCAAAAGCCCGTTGGTGTACCGAGCTATTGAAAACCAGAGTGATCAACAAGTATCTGGATGATTTACGGAACCAATACAGCATGGTTCAGCTTATTGGCCTTGCCGCTGATGAACAAGCCCGTTTGAACCGAGAGCATAACCAGAACCCCGAACATCGTCACCCGCTGGTGGAATGGAGTTGGACTGAAGCGGATTGCTTGAAGTATTGCTATGATGCCGGTTTTGATTGGGGCGGCTTGTATGACATCTTTAATCGGGTTTCCTGTTGGTGTTGTCCCCTTCAGAGTCTTGATGAATTGCGAAAACTACGAAAGCATTTCCCGGATTTATGGGCAAGGCTGCTGGATATGGAACACCATACTTGGCGAACCTTCCGGGCTGATTATTCGGTTGACCAGCTGGAAATCCGATTCGACTTTGAGGAAGAACGGCTGGCCGCTGGCCTACCAATCAACCGAACCCGTGAATTCAGTGTACAGACATTCGGAACTGGTTAGTAGGTACTGTTCACAAAAAAAACAAATAGGAGGTTATAAGCGTGAACACCTTTGCAGAGCGTTTGAAGTACGCAATGGAACAGGCCGATTTGAAGCAATCGGCCTTTCCGAACAGGCCGGGATTTCCAAGGCCGCGATCAGTCAGTATCTTTCCGGGAAGAACACCCCTGGCCCGGAGCGAATCAAGCGCTGGCCGATGTTACCGGCGTGACCTTTGATTTCCTGATGGGGTACGGTAGCGCACCGGCCAAGGATGCGCCGCCCTCGGTAAAGAAGATCAGCGTGAAGGAAGCGGCCCGGTGCATGGGCAAATCTGATCAGTTTGTGAGGATCGGCCTTCAGCGTGGGCTTCTTCCCTTCGGCAATGCGGTTCCCGGGCACCGGAACAACTGGAATTACTACATTAACCCCGCCAAGTTCAGGAGTATGTGGGCGCTGAAGCGTTCAACAGTTTCTTTGGCTTGACTGCCTAAATGAAAGGATAATAACGATGATGCGGATTGGATGCACGGTTTTGATTCTTCCCGATGCCGAATATAGCGGGAAATTTACTGGTATGACCGGTAAGTTGGCAATTATTACGGGAGCGCCAAGGTTGGTGTGGAGTTTCCCGGCATGAAGAACGATTGTGAAAATGGTTTGTTCTGGTTCAGCGTGGAAAAGGTTATCTTCAACGACCCTAAAACCATTGTTCTGTGGGCGGATGGCACCAAGACCATTGTTTCTTGTGGGGAGGATGATATCTACGATTATTATAGCGGCTTCTGTGCCGCTGTGGTGAAGAAGCTGTTTGGTTCCACCACCCATGCCAAAAAGGTTTTGGGCAAGGTAGTTCAGGTTCAATGATTACGCTATTCCAGCACCAGCAACAGGCCCTTGACCGGACAGAAGGCCATAACCGATGCGCCTATTACCTTGATATGGGCCTTGGAAAAACTTTTGTTGGTTCAGAAAAGGCCCTGAAGCTGAATAGCCGTGTGAACCTGTTGATTTGCCAATGTTCCAAGGTTCCTGACTGGAAAGATCACATGGTTGAAAACTATGCTATGAATCACTGTTGGATGATCTATGATCTGACCAACAAGAAGGAATTTGAATGGTTTATGGCGGCGGTTGCTGAAACCGATAACCCTACCAGAATTTGTGGTGTGATCAACTATGAACTGACCTTCAAGCGGAAGATTTTGAAAACCCTTTCCGGGTTTACGCTGATGCTTGATGAAAGTTCCTTGATTCAGAATGAGAACGCCAAGCGGTCAAAGTTCATTCTTGGCCTGAAGCCTGATAATGTGATCCTTCTTTCCGGAACCCCAACCGGGGGCAAGTATGAAAAGCTGTGGAGCCAATGCCGCCTTTTGGGATGGAACATATCAAAGGAACTGTTTTGGAAGCAGTACATTGAAACGGAATGGGTTGAAGAAGATGGCTTTTGGCGGCAGAAAATCACCGGTTACAAAAATGTTGACCGGCTGAAAAAGAAGCTGGCCGAACATGGGGCGGTATTCATGACCACCGATGATGCCGGGATTGACCTTCCTAAACGGAACTTTGTTCCCGTTAGAACGCCCCCGCCAAAGGAATATTGGAAGTTCTGCGGGAACGGGTGGTAAGTATCAACACCGCCACACTTCAGGAATTTGAACTGGATTCAGATTTTTGGGGTTCCAATGAAAGCTATGAGCGGGAATTGATTGGTGATACCAGTTTGACCCGCCGCCTGTATGCCCGTCAGCTTTGCGGCCTATATAACCCCAACCGTTACAAAGCCTTCAGGAATTTGGTGGAGAGTACGGAAGATCGATTGATTGTGTTCTATAACTTCACAGAAGAAATGGAGCGCATGAAAGGGATTGTGAAGGCCATGAACCGCTCTGTGTCCATCATATCTGGTGAAGTCAAGGATTTGGGCGCTTACAATTTCTATTCTAATTCCGTGACATTTATCCAGTATCAGGCTGGGGCCAGAGGGGGCAACTTCCAAAAGGCCAATAAAATCATTTATTTCAGTCTCCCAGAAAGTTGGGAACTGTGGGAGCAGAGCCAAAAGCGGATTCACCGTATGGGACAGGAACGGCCATGCTTCTATTACTGGATGATTTGCCCCGGCACCGTGGAAGAAAGTATTTTTTCCACCCTTCAAAGACGAAAGGACTATAACGATGAACTGTTCAGAAAATACGAGGAAGGCTACCCAGAGGGCTAAACGGAACCAGTGGTTCCGCAGAATGTTCACCGTGGCCCTTCTGATGGGGTTGGTGGTTGGTTTCTTCCTTGGCCGCTTTACGGCCCATGCTTTCGGCGGAACCGAACACCAAGCGGCCCTTGAATTCGGGCTTCAATACTATGATGTTTATTTGAAAGAAGGTGCAGACAATGACCAAATGTGAAAATCCGTGTCCTTATGGCAAGTTTGATGGGTGTTGCTACTTCTGCCCGGATCGGTTTCCTGTGCTGACGCTTGCCCGGAAAACCCGGAGAAATGCGGACAGGCCATTTTCGATGAAGAAGCGGGGCTTCAGGCTTTCCAGCAATCCCAGCTTGCCACCCTGAACGCTATTGCTTCCCTGACCGCCCACAAGAAGGCTATTGAGAATCAGGAAAAGGCCATGAAGCGGCCCTATATGATGCCATGATGAAGTTTGGCGTGAAGAAGTTTGAAAGTGATGTGTTGAACCTGACCTTGGTTGAACCCACCACAGCCACTAGCATTGATTCCGCCAAGTTGAAGAAGAAATATCCCGCTATTGCGGCAGAATGTTCCAAATCCAGCGCCAAAGCCGGTTATGTGAAAATCACCTTGAAGGGCGGTAAAACCTGATGGATGTGCTAAAAATGGCCAAGGAATACGCTTTCGGGGAAAAGACCACCTATAAAGAATTGGTGGTTATCATTGGCCTTCTGCTGATGATCTTGGAAAGGTTGGGTGGTTCTAATGGCAAGGGATGAAGTTTGGGACGCATTGCAGGAACTCGCCCGACAAAACCACAAAGACCGGGTTTCTAAGAACCCTGACCGGATCGCCTATGCTATCCAACAGTTTGAAGCCCACGGGATTGAATACCAGTTGAAGAACTCGCAGACCGGCCACTTTCATTGCTGGCGGAAGTCTGATGATAAACTGTTCCAGTTTTACGCTGGCACCGGAAAAATTCAGGCCTTCAAACCCGTGGAATTCACAACCTGATCAAGTTGTTGGAGGGATAAGAGTTGCAAAAAAGACTTACCGTGAAGGAACTGAAGGCCGCTTTGGTTGATGTTCCTGATGAACTGGAAGTTCACTTTGGAAGTGATACAGAAGAAGCCTATGAAATTGTCATTGAAATGGCAAGGCGGGTAAAGTATGACCTTCCGATGGGAAGCGATTCGAGGACACCGGGGAAACCGGCGTGGATTACTTTGAAATCTATGGCAATGCTGTTCAGGACGAGGATGATCCTGATGGCCGGTGAAAAGAACTTTGAAACCCGCCTGAAAAAATGGACTGGAAAGTGAAGGGATTTATCCCTTGGGTGAACCAGTTGACCGGATGGGAACCCCGCCCTGTGGGTATTGGGAAAAGCGTTGGGGTGGCGGAAGGTATGTGAAAAGCGGCCTTCCTGATATGAAGATTGTGGTGAAGGGGATCACCCTTGAAGTTGAACTGAAGGCTACCAACGGCACCCCTTCAGAACTTCAGAAGCGCAACATTGCCCAAATCAATCATTCCGGGTGTTTCGGCTTTGTGCTTTACCCGGAAAGGGTTTGAAAACTTCAAAAAAATCATAAAGGGGGTGAAATCGTGCGAGTGTCACACAGCAGAGTTGAAGCCTTTAACCGATGCCCTTTCAAATACCAAATGCGATATGTGGCCGGTATAGGCACCATCCCCAACACTGATCCTGATAATGCCCTGATTCTTGGCACCGCCCTTCACACGGGAATTGAAGAAGGGGTTGAACAGGCTCTTGACTTCTACCAAAACAGCTTCCCGGTTCTGACAGATGATCATATCAACGAAATGATCAAGCTGGAAGCCATGATCCCCAAAGCTAAAGCCATGTTACCACCGGGCGGCAAGTTTGAACTTCCCATTGGAAACGCTGATTTCATTGGGTTCATGGATTATCTGGTTCCCATGGGGTGGATGGATAAAAAATCCCCTTATAACATTTGGGGTGAAGATGTTCAGGTTTTTGATCTATACGATTTCAAGTATTCCAATAACGCCAAAAGCTATGCCGTTTCCGGTCAACTTCATGAATACAAGTATTGGTATGAACTGACCCACCCCGGCCAACGGATCAGGAATATGTATTTCCTGATTGTCCCCAAGGTGAAGATCAGGCAGAAGAAAACGGAAACCCTAATGCAATTTCGGGATAGGCTACAAGAAGCCTTGAAAGATGCTGAACCAACGCTATTGCCGGTTCAGTATGACCCCATGAAGATTGTGGACTTCCTGACCGATGTGAAGCACATGGTTGAAGCCACAGACTTTCCCAAGAACCAAACCATTTTTGCGGATGGTGTGAGTATGAAGAATATTGTCAGAAAGGATGGGATTATATGTTACTTCCCAAGAATGAACGCCGTGCCTGAACGCCACCAAAAAGAAGGTTGTGTGGCTTTACGGCGCACCCTTCAGCGGCAAGACCTTCTTTGCCAACCAGTTTCCTGATCCGCTGATGTTGAACACGGATGGCAACATCAAGTTTGTGGATGCCCCCTATATCGCCATTCGTGATACCGTGACCGTTGAAGGACGGATCACCAAGCGCCAACTGGCGTGGGAAGTCTTTTCCGATGCCGTCACCGAACTGGAAAAGAAACAGAACGACTTCAAAACCATTGTGGTTGACCTGTTGGAAGATACCTATGAGGCTTGCCGGGTGTATATCTGTGATCGTCAGGGCTGGAAGCATGAATCTGATGATCCTTCCGGGCGTGGGATATGGTCACAAGTGAGTTTTTGAACACCATGAAGCGCCTTGTGAACATGGACTATGAAAACATCATCCTGATCAGCCATGAGGACAGAAGCCGTGATCTTACCCGCAAGGGCGGTGACAAGATCAGTTCTATCCGCCCCAACCTTCGGGAAAAGGTTGCCAACAAGGTTGCCGGTATGGTTGATCTGGTGGCCCGTATCGTGGCCGATGACAATGAACGGTTCTGTCTTTCAAGACTTCTGAAGTGATCTTCGGCGGTGGCCGTTTGACCGTCCACAATAAGGAAATCCCGCTGGATTATGGAGCCTTCGGCAAAGTCTATGAGGAAGCCAACCAGAAGGCCGTAGGAGCCATGAAGCACGGCGGCAATACCCCGGCTACCCCCGCACCCGAAACCACCGACACGGCCACCACAGCGCCCAGCAGAAGGGGCAGAAAGGCCAAGGCCGAAAACCCTACGGAAACCCCTGTGGATGCCCCGGAGCCTGTGACCGAAAATGCGGACAATGCGCCGTTGTCATCGGATGCGAATTGCCCTTCTGAAGATGTCGAGGAACCCGCACCCAAGATGGATGTGAACCCGCCCCGGCGCACCCGGAAGAAGCGTGAAGAATGATAAGTAGTAAAAAAGCCCGTGCCTGTGCGGAAACCCTTGATAACATCAAGGGGAAGAAAAGCATCATGGGTATCTGTGAAAGGATGATTCTATTGGCTGAAACGCTGATGATTGCCGGGAAGCTGAAACCATCTTCACGGCCCGTGATTTTGAATATCTGGTTGAAAAACACATGGGCTATGAAGCGGCCAAGTATTTCCGGGAATACGCTGAAAAAGCTGATGAAGAAGTCAGAGCGGCCAAGCTGGTGAAAACACAGACCTTGCTTCCTATGAAGCTGACCTTGAAAGCAACTACAGAGCCTTTCAGGACATTTAGGCGGAAGCCGCAGTTATTACGGGTGTTCTTCATGAAAAGCGGATAAACCGTGAGAAGATTGCCCATGCAGTCAGGGAAATTGGAAAAATCCTTTCCAACCAACTATAAAAACAACATCTTTGGAGGTAAAAAACTATGGCTATTGATTTTGATAAGATTGATCGTTCCGTTGATCTGAAGGGCCTTCAGGCCGATGTGGAGGATGCCATGAAGCACGGCGGCGGTGATTTCCCCGCCATCCCCGCTGACAATTATGAAGTGAAGTTGGAAACCATGGAGATCAAAGGCACCAAGGCCGACCCTAACCGCCCTATGCTGGCGGTGTCTTTTAAGATTCTGCACGGTGATTACAAGAACCAGCGCCTTTTCATGAACCGGGTTCTGTACGGCACCAAGAACGATAAAAATATGATCGCTTCCGCTGTGGGATTCTTGAAGAAACTGGATTCCGGGATCCCCGTCAGCTTCTCCACCTACAAGCAGTTTGCCCAGCTTGTCCTTGATATTGCGGAAGCCATTGATGGGAAGTTGGAGTATGCCGTGGATTACGATGATACCCGCTTCAACTCCATCATCATTAATGAAGTTTTTGAAGTTGAGGATTGAAAACCGGGGTTTTATACCCAATTCGAGCACAAATAGTGCTTTTGAACCTTAACTTTCAAAAAGGCCGGGGCGCTTGCCCCGGTTGGCCCCAAGGTGAAGCCTTCCCGTGGCGGGGCTGTTTTCACTGATTCACCAAGTATATTCAAAAAGTGGGTGACAAGATGATCTTCTATGATTTTGAGGTTTTCGCTTATGATTGGCTGGTTGTCCTGATCGACTTGAACGCCAAACAGGAAACCGTGATCATCAATGACCCTGACAAACTAAAGGCTTCTATGAGAGCCACAAGGGAACCATTTGCTGGTATAATAGCCGCCATTATGACCAATTCATTTTGAAAGGTATCTTGTGCGGCTTCAACCCAAAGAAGGTGAATGATTGGATCATTGCAGAGGACAAACCCGGTTACAGATATTCAAGCCTGTTCAGGGAATACCCGCTGATCAATTATGATGTGATGCCGAACCCGCCAATCAGCCTGAAGGCGCTGGAAGCGTTTATGGGCCATTCCATCAAAGAAACTTCTGTTCCCTTCGACATTGACCGCCCATTGACAGAAGCGGAGCTGGCCGAAACAGTCAAATATTGCCGCCATGATGTGGAAGAAAGCGTGGAAGTATGGGTTCGCAATATTGCGGAGTTTAACACCACAATGTTCTTTGTAAATCACTTTCATCTTGGAAGTAATTCTATTGGGAAAACCAAAGCCCAGCTTGCGGCAGAAATTTTGGGTGGAAACGGTAAAGGGAAAACCTTTGATGATGAATTTGATTTCCCGATTCTGGATTGCTTGCGGCTGAAGAAATATCGGTTTGTGGCCGACTGGTACAAGAACCCGGTCAATCACAACTATGGCAAAGCGCAAGAAAATATAACCGTTGCTGGTGTTCCGCATACCTTGCTTGGGGCGGTGGGCATGGGGCTATTCCGAAATATCACGCCCACGGTATTTTCTTGGTGATTGATGTTACTGCCTACTATCCATCTTTGCAAAAGCAATTCAAAATTGGGTATCGGGTGATGGATAACCCTGAAAACTTTGAGTTCATCCATGACAGCAATATTGCTTTCAAGCGCAAGGGGGATAAAAAGGCCCGTCAGCCCTTCAAAATCATGGACAACGCTATTTCAGGGCAGATGAAGCAACCGCAATCGGCGCTTTATGATCCTATGAGTAACAACACCATTTGTATCAACGGCCAACTTCTACTTCTGGATTTGGTTGAACACCTTGAACCTATTGCAAACTTGTTCAGAACAACACGGATGGTATCATTGTCCAGCTTGCGGATTATGACCGGGATTTTGAAAAGATTGATGATGTGGTTTGGGAATGGGAGCAAAGAACCGGAATGAAGATGGACTTTGATACTTTCATGGGTGACATTTACCAAAAAGATGTAAACAACTATTTTTTGGTTGACCGAGAAACCGGGGCGGTCAAAGCCAAGGGCGCTTATGTAAAAAAACTGTCTGATCTGGACTATGACCTTCCTATTGTCAACCGGGCCATCAGTGAATACTTTGCCCACAAGACTACACCAGAAGAAACCATTATGGGGTGTGGGGATTTGCGAGATTTCCAAAAGGTTGTAAAAGTTTCCAGCAAATATGAATGTGCGCTTTATTCCCCTGTTATCACTATGGAGAAAATCAGGGATGAAAAGGGCCGTTCAAAAACTGTGAAAAGGTTCAGTGGAGGTGAAGTTCAGACTGATAAAACATTCCGTGTGTTCGCTTCTACTGACCGAAGCAAAGGCGGATTGTTCAAAGTGTCTGGTAAGGTTATAAGGGCCGCAAGAAAAACCCTGAAAAATTCGGGAACACCCCGGAACAATTGCTTCATTAGCAATGATGATGTTACAAATATTCCCGTTCCTGATGAACTGGACAGGCAATATTACATTGATTTGGCGTGGAAGCGCCTAAAAGATTATGGAGTTGACCGGGAAAGGGGGGGATTTGAACCATGCAACTGAAGGACTTGACCGGATTGACATTTGGGAAATTGAAGGTGATAAGACGGGATGAAAACTTGAATAATCACCCGGCCTATCTATGTCAATGTGAATGTGGAAATATGCTTGTCGTGAGAGGACAAGCGTTGATAAGCGGAAACACAAAAAGCTGTGGTTGTTTGCGAAAAATTAACCATGTGAAAAAACATAGTGGGAAAGGAACCCGGCTTTATCGCATTTGGAAAGCTATGAAAACCAGATGCACGAACCCAAACACAAATGATTGGAAGAACTATGGTTCCCGTGGAATTACCGTCTGTGATGAATGGTTACATAACGTCCAAGCCTTCCATGATTGGGCTATGTCACATGGGTATTCCGATGAACTGACCATTGACAGGATAGACAATAACAAAGGTTATTCCCCTGATAACTGCCGATGGGCAACGATGAAAGAACAGCGGCACAACCAAAGGAAGGTGATCAAATGAAATCACCACTTTTTCGTGGCTATGTTCCGACCAGAAACAAACAATGCTTGAAAAAGTTCAAAGGCGTTGAAAAACTGAAAACCCGTTCTGAAGTTCAAGACCTTGAAGAATACGCCGGGATTCTTGGAGAAGAAACAATTCTGATTGATGTGGACGATGCGGAAACCAGTGATCTTCTTTTCCAGATTGTTCGGGATTTGGGCCTGAAATGCCGGGTGTATAAGACCACACGGGGAAAGCACTTCTATTTCAGAAACCCGGAAGTATGTGGAAAAAAGCTGGACAAAGCAAACCTTGGCGCTTGGTATTGAAACAGATGCCAAGGTTGGCCGGAACAACAGTTATGCCATTATGCGCTTCAATGGGGTGGATCGGGAAGTTCTTCTGGATTGCCCGGAAGATGATATTCAAGACCTTCCCAAGTGGCTTACCCCGGTAAAAACCAGCATGAAGTTCTTGGATATGAGAGCCGGGGACGGACGGAACCAAGCCCTGTTCAACTATATTCTGACACTTCAAAGCGAGGACTTCACCAAAGAAGAAGCCCGTGAAACTATCCGCATGATCAACCGGTATGTGCTGGAAGATCCCCTTTCTGACCGGGAACTTGAAACCATCCTTCGGGATGAAGCATTCAAGAAACCTATCTTCTTCAAGGATAAAACCTTTCTGTTTGATAAGTTTGCGGTGTATCTGAAGAACAATAATCACATTGTAAAGATCAATAACCAGCTTCACATTTACCGGGATGGTATCTATGTTCCCGGCGCTATGGAAATTGAAGCCCAAATGATCAAGCACATTCCCAACCTGAAACGGGCGCACCGGTCAGAAGTCTTGGCCTATCTGGAAGTGATGTTTCAGACAGAGGGAGAAACCAGAGCCACTAACCCCAATATCATTGCCTTCAGCAATGGTCTTTACAATATTCGGGATGGTTCTTTCATGGACTTTACCCCTGAAATTGTGATCACCAATAAAATACCGTGGGCGTATAATCCGCCGCCCACAATGAACTTCTGAATTATACATTAAACCGGCTGGCTTGCAATGATCCTGAAGTCCGGGCCTTGCTGGAAGAAATGGTGGGCTACTGTCTGTACCGGCGTAACGAACTTGGTAAAGCCTTCATCCTGATTGGTGATAAGAGCAACGGCAAATCTACCTTCCTTCATGTGGTCAAAAATATGTTGGGGGATCGGAACATTGCTTCACTTGACCTGAAAGAACTTGGGGACAGGTTCAAGACCGCTGAACTCTTCGGTAAGCTGGCGAACATCGGTGATGATATTGGGGATGAATTCATTGCTAATGCGTCTGTATTCCGCAAATTGGTAACAGGCGAACGGGTGAATGTGGAACGGAAAGGCCAAGATCCCTTTGAATTCAATAACTATGCAAAATTTCTGTTCAGCGCCAACAACATTCCCCGCATGAAGGATAAAACCGGAGCCGTTCAGCGGCGTTTGGTGATCGTTCCCTTCGATGCAAAGTTTACCCCAAATGATCCCGATTTCCGCCCGTTCATCAAAGATGAACTTTGTGAACAGGATTCCATGGAATATCTGATTGTTTTGGGCCTGAAGGCTTTGAAATCTGTTTTGGGCAAGGCCCAATTCACCACTTCCAAGCGGGTTCAGGGGCAGTTGGATGAATACGAACAGAATAACAACCCCATCATTGGCTTCATTCAGGAAGTGGGCCTTGACGGGATTGTAAATGAAGCCACCAACACCGTTTATCGGAGCTATAAGGAATACTGCATTGCAAACAACTTCCAAGCCCTATCCGCCATTGAATTTTCAAGGCAGATTTGCAAGCGGTGTGGGTTCGTCACCGATGCAAAGTACATCAAGGGGAAGAAAACCCGTGTGTTCGTGGAAGGGACAGGTGGTGAAGAATGAGAAATCAGAACAGCATATTCACCACCTTGGGCGTTCCAACCACGCCTTGGAAGAACGGGAACAGCATGATTATTATGCAACCGATCCAAAGGCCGTGGAACTGTTGCTGGAACTGGAACAGTTTTCCCCGGTGATATGGGAACCGGCTTGTGGTGAAGGCCACATTTCAAAGGTTCTTCAGGCCCACGGCTATGAGGTGATCAGCACCGATCTTGTTTATCGTGGGTTTGGTGATCCTGAAACGCTGGACTTCCTAAAAGAAACCTTGGATGGTTTTGAAGGGGATATTATTACAAATCCGCCGTATTCCGTTGGGCTTGAATTTGTTCAACGGGCGCTTGAAAGCGTGCGCCCCGGTGGGAAAGTGGCAATGTTCCTGAAGGTTCAATTTTTTGGAAGGACAGAAGCGGGGGGTTCTTTAAGAATACCCCCCCCCCGTATAGTTTACATATCCCGTTCCCGTTTGGCCTGCTATAAGAACGGAGATATGAGCGTTAAGCCCGAAAGCGCCATAGCTTATGCGTGGTATGTATGGGAAAAAGGATTCACCGGTGATCCGGTGATTAAATGGTTCAACTGAAGGATGGTTACACATGAACGATAGTATTTACCGCCGCTTTATTCCTATTGGGACACCTGAAGAAATGGACAGACTTAAATCCTTAATGGAGGAAAAAAGTCTGTCCCGTGAGGATTTGAAGCTGATTTTGGAAACGATCAAGCTAAATCCTGATATTTCATGGTGAGATTGTCCAGCAATGTTTTTAGGTCTGTCCAGTTGGAAATATCAAAGTGTTTTTCAACCATAGTTGCTGAAATCCCGTCACCGTTGGAAATATCCCAAACATAAACGCTGATAGGATGATTTTTCCGATGTGTACCAGAAATTTCAATATCATAGCGAGAATTGATCTTTCTGTATATGCAAAGTTCCAAATCAATTTCCTTCATGGAATATTCGGGGCCAAGAAATTTCAGCAACTCTTGTTGGTTTTTAGAAGCCATGCGAATTCACCCCCTTTCTGCCTTCTCATTATAGCACAAAAACAGGGGGTGAACAGATTTGAACGGGAGTTGAACGATATGGAGATCAAGGATAGTGGACAGCGCACCGAGTTTGAAACCGGGGCGGTTCGTGATATGCACACCGGAAAAGGCCGCATGGATTTATTGCCGTGGGAAGCCCTTGTGGAAGTTTCCAAGCATTGTGAAGAAGGGGCGCTGAAGTACGGGGAACGCAACTGTGAAAAGGGCATTCCCATTCACAGCCTGATTGATTCGGCCTTCCGCCACCTTGCCAAGTACATGATGGGTATGAAGGATGAACCCCACCTTCGGGCGGCGGCTTGGAACATTCTCTTTGCCCTTTATATGGAAATCAAATACCCTGAACTTCAGGACATTCCCACCCGGATTGTGGAGCCGGTGGAATTTCCGTCACCTTGCCCCAAATGTCTGTATCAGCACAATAGGAAACAGCCGCCTTGTAATGTATGCGGCCACAAAAACCCGGAAGGAACCAAAGACTATTTCAAACCTGTTGAAAGTGAGGATGAATCCAAATGAAGATTATCAACGCCGATGTGGAATTTATCACCCCGATTGATGGGGCCGCAATCCTGAAACGCCTTGAACAGTGTGGGCGGGTTTGCTATAAGTCTGAAGTCAAAATCATGGAAGGTTCCGCTGAAAAGTTCATCCGGGGAATCATCAAGCGTGGGCATGAAGCGGTTTTGGAACATTGTTCCTTCACGGTGAAGTTCATTTGTAATCGTGGGGTTTCCCATGAAATTGTTCGTCACCGTGTAGCTGCCTACTGTCAGGAAAGCACCCGGTATTGTAATTACAGCAAAGATGGGTTTGGGAATGAAATCACGGTGATTGAACCATATTTTTGGGAAAAGGACAGTATAGAGTACAATGAGTGGGCTAGTGCTTGTGAGATGGCAGAAAGCTACTATCTTTCTTTGATTGATCTAAAGGCTACCCCTCAGGAGCTAGATCCGTACTTCCTAACAGCCTGAAAACGGAAGTGGTTATGACCGCAAACATTCGGGAGTGGCGGCACTTCCTGAAGTTGCGCTGTTCCCCCGCCGCACACCCGCAGATGCGGGAAGTGGCCCTGATCCTTCTGGATAAAGTTCATTCCATGATCCCGGTTTGCTTTGATGATATTTGGGAGGAATACCATGAACAGGCTGAACGGCGCAAAGCCGCCAAAGCTGGCCTTCCGGTAAAGAAGGAACCGGTGGTAAATATCAAAGCCGCCGATGTTCAGAAGATGAAACAGGACGCTTCCAAAGAAGCCGCTGACAAGGCTTTCCTGTTGATGTTGGGGTTGCCGGTGATGGTGCTTCATGACAAATTCGGATTTGGCCCGGTTCGCTGTGAACGCTTCACCGATGCTGTTCTTGATCTGTATGACAGCTTTGAAAAAGGGTATGTGACCCTTGACGATATTCACGGAGCCTTGAAAGAGGAATGCGGCATTACCATTGAAAGGAAGTGAAGCCAATGCCTAAACCTTGGGAAAATGCTGAAGGCTATAATGATCCCACAGCCTATCACGGCACAAAGAACATCATTCGGGAAGAAGATGAACAGCAGAAGCGGGTGAACACCCTGATCTTCGTCCTGAAGTACATCATCCGTTTGGCTGGCTTTGAACTGCTGAACAGAATTGAAATTCGTGAACGCAAAAGCGGGAGGGAATACAGATGATCAACTTTTATGACCCCAATTTTCAGGGGGTTCATGTGGTTCGTGTAACCTTCATGCAATGGGGCTATATCGGCCATGTGGCTTTCAAAATCGGTGGAAATTGCAAGGGCGCTTCCTTGTTGGACTTCACCTTTCTGGAATATGATGTTCAAGAAGATATTGACCTTTACACTGAAAATGATTGTCAGTTTAGTTTCGATGATGAATATGAAATCTACCGGGCAACGCTGAAAAATGCTAATGGGGATGAATTGGAAGTGGAAGGTGACACCGAGGACTTCAAGGATATGGTGATTGGAATTGAAATTGCTGAAGTGATGCTGGAACCCGGACAGGTGACACCTAAAATAGTTGTTGGGGTGGTGGGTGGAACGGATGCGGAACAGATGTTTTTGATATATCTGTGACGCTGGAAACCTTGAAAACAGCGGGATTTATTGATTATAGAACAGATGGAACAGATGTTATATTTCTTAAATATAAAATATAAAAAATATATAAAGAAGTATAACTATATAAGAGAATGCAAAAGTATCTGTTCTATCTGTTCTATTCTCTGAAAATGCTGATAAATCAAGGGTTTTCCAATCCACCTGAACAGAACAGATGTGCAGAAAGGATGTGTTACATAGTGACTGATAAGGAACTTTCCCAACGGGCCAAAGATTATTTTGCCCAAATCAGGAAAACAGACCGCTTGATCCAGCGGTTGACAGATACAGTTCACACCTTGCGTTCCAGCTTGACTTCCATCGGGTGTGAGCTGAAACCGGATAAGGTTCAGACTTCAGGGCCACAAGACACTTTAGGGGAAACGATTGTAAAAATCATGTCCCTTGAAGAAGATATTAACACCCGGATTGATGAACTTGTTCAGCAAAAAACTGATGCCATGCACCGAATTCAGAATGTGCCTGACCAAGACCAGCAGAACATTTTGATTGCCCGGTATGTGAACGGGGAAAAATGGGAAAAAATTGCTGTTGAACTTAACTTTTCAATCGCCCAAATTTACCGGATTCACGGAGCCGCTTTACTTGATTTTATTAAAGAAAACCCGGATATTCTGAAAGATGATAGTAAAAGAGAGTGTGCTTCATGATATAATGGCATTGTAAAAATGCACCCTGACAAACGGGGTGCATTTTACTTTTTTAGAAGGGGGTGAATACCTTGACCAAGAAGCAAAAGCGGTTTGTTGAAGAATATTTGGTTGACCTGAACGCAACACAAGCGGCAATTCGGGCCGGGTATTCACCCCAAACTGCAAGGGACATTGGTTGCGAAAACCTTACAAAACCCAACATTCAAAACGCTATTGCAACTGCTATGGCTGATCGGAGCCGCCGAACCGGTATCAATCAGGATCGGGTGATTCAAGAAATCGCAAAATTGGCCTTTCTGAACCCCGTTGATGTGATTGACATGGATGAAGCTACTATCAAGGGTGAAGCCAACCGGGACGATACCGCTTGTATTGCTTCTGTTAAGGTGAAAGTGATCCCCGGTGAAGGTGGAAATATCACTGAACGAGAAGTGAAAACTTATGACAAGCTGAAGGCCCTTGAATTGTTGGGAAAACATCTTGGGATGTTCACTGACAAGTTGAAAATGGAAGGGAACCTTCCCGTGGTTATCATGGGGGATGATCAACTTGAAGATTAACCCCAAAGCAAAGGTGATCCGCCTCCCCGAAGTAGTCGGAAAAGGTTACGCCACCTTTTGGAACTTCAAAGGCCGTTACCGGGTTTGCAAGGGTTCCCGTGCTTCAAAGAAATCCAAAACCACGGCCCTGAATATCATCAAAAGGATGATGCAATACCCGGATGCCAATACCCTTGTGGTTCGCAAGGTGTTTAGAACTCTGAAGGATTCCTGTTTCACGGAATTGAAGTGGGCAATCAACCGGCTGGGGGTTCAGGCATATTGGGAGATCAAAGAAAGCCCCCTTGAAATGACCTACACCCCCACCGGGCAGAAGATTTATTTCAGGGGTCTTGATGATCCCCTGAAGGTAACTTCCATCACCGTTGAAATCGGGTATCTGTGTTGGTGCTGGATTGAAGAAGCGTATGAAATATGAATGAATCTGATTTTGATATGCTTGATGAATCCATCCGTGGCGCTATCCCACCTGAAACCGGCCTGTTCAAGCAAATCACCCTGACCTTCAACCCGTGGAATGAAAAGCATTGGATCAGGAAGCGGTTCTTTGGTGAGATCATCGGAAAGGATGCCCAAGGAAAGCCCACATACCGGTTCCATGATAGCTGGACTTCCCCGGATGGTCAGATATTCGCCACAACCACCAATTACCTGTGTAATGAATGGCTGGATGAAGCTGATCTGAAGGTGTTCAACACCATGAAGGAAAACAACCCCCGGCGCTACAAGGTGGCTGGCCTTGGGGGTTGGGGCATTGTGGATGGCCTGATTTATGAGAAGTGGCGGGAAGAAGCCTTTGATGTGGCGGCCATTTCCCAAAAGCCCGATGTGAAAAGCGCTTTTGGCCTTGACTTTGGTTATACCAATGATCCCACGGCCTTGTTCTGTGGCTGGTGAGCCAGAAGGAAAGAACCATTGGGTGTTTGATGAACTGTATGAAAAGGCCTTGACCAACCGGGTAATCTGTGAGAATGTAACCCGGATGGGCTACGCCAAGGAACGGATCAGGCCGATTGTGCGGAGCCAAAGAGCATCGACGAATTGCGGGAAGCTGGCCTGTACCATGTTAGAGCCGCCCGGAAGGGCAAGGACAGCGTGAACAATGGCATTCAGTACATTCAAGGCTACACCATCATCATTCATCCCCGGTGTGTGAACTTCATCACTGAAATTTCAAACTACACTGCAGAAGATAAGTTTGGGGCCAAGATCAACACCCCCATTGATGATTTTAACCACCTGATGGATGCCATGCGTTATGCTTTGGAAGATATGCTGGTTGGCCCCGCCTTCAGCTTTGACTAATAACAGGATAGTAACAAACAGCCCCGGAAACCGTGTGTTTTCGGGGTTCTGTCTTTATTGAGCAATAGAAAGGGTGGTTGAAGATGTTCTTGAATACTGAAACAGACCGGATCAATCGCCTGATCATTCAGGCGGTAGAACTGGAATGACTGAACTTCAGTTCTTTGCCGCTGAAATCAAAGAATGGAAAGATAGTATCCGCCGCCGTGATCAGCTTACCGGGGATCTGTATTACCTTGGCAAGCATGATATTTTGAACCGTCAGCGCACTATCATTGGCGCAGATGGCAAACTTCAGACGGTGAACAACCTTCCGAATAACCGGATTGTGAATAACCAATATGCTTTGATGGTGGATCAGAAAACCAATTACCTTGTGGGCAAACCCTTCACCATGAACTGTGAGAACAAAGCCTATGTGGATTTACTGTCCAAGGTATTCAACCGGCGCTTCCAACGCTTGTTGAAGTATGTTTGTGAAGATGCCTGAATGGCGGTATTGGTTGGATGTACCCCCATTATGACGATAAGGGGCGCTTGGTTTTTCAGCATTTTCCAGCTTATGATATTCTTCCATTTTGGGCGGACGATGATCACACTATCCTTGATTGTGCGATTCGTTACTATACCCAAGAAGTGTGGAACGGCTACCAGAAGGAAAAGGTGGAGAAGGTGGAAATCTTCAAAGCCGATGGCATTTACCGGTATATCTATCAAAATGATATGCTGATCCCTGATACTGATGCCGTGGAACACGAAAACTATTTTGCTGTTGTGGACGGTGAAGAATCGGGTGAAGAATTCAACTGGACTGAAATTCCCCTGATCCCATTCAAGTACAATAAGCAGGAACTTCCCCTGATCAACCGGGTAAAGACCATTCAGGATGGTATCAACACCATGCTTTCTGACTTTGAAAACAATATGCAGGAAGATGCCCGGAACACCATTCTGATCCTGAAGAATTATGATGGTCAGGATTTTGGGCGAATTCCGCCACAACCTTTCCACCTTTGGCGCTGTGAAGGTTCGGAATGATGGCGGGGTTGAAACCCTTCAGATTGAAATTAACGCAGAAAATTATAAAAGCGTTTTGGAACTGATGAAGAAAGCCCTGATTGAAAACGCTCGTGCTATGATGCCAAGGATGATCGACTTTCCGGGAACCCTAACCAGATGAATATTCAATCCATGTATTCTGACATTGATTTGGATGCAAATGGCATGGAAACGGAATTTCAAGCGGCTTTTGAACAGTTGCTATGGTTCATCAATCAGGACTTTAGCAACCGGGGCAAGGGTGATTTTGATGGTGAAGATATTCAGATCACCTTTGACCGGGATATTTTGATCAACGAATCTGAAGCCATTGATAATTGTTCCAAATCGGTTGGTATCTTGTCTGATGAAACCATTGTGGAACAACACCCGTGGACAAATGATGTTGAACTGGAATTGGCCCGGTTGAAGAAGGAAAAGGAAGAAGCTATGGAACAAGCCCAAGAATATTCCGGGGCTTTCGGAGCCGGGAACAAACAGAATGAAGGCATGGGTGGGGATGAATAATTCGATTCCAACCATCCCAGCCATTTTTACAGAAAGGGGGACGGCCCATGAGAAATGCGGAGTATTGGCGGGGCCGCTTTTCCATTCTGGAAGAAAACGCCCACAAACAAAGTGATCAATACCTTCAGAGCCTTGAAGATATGTTCATGAATGCCCAAAGAACGGTTCAAGCTGATATTGAACGGTGGTATGGGCGCTTTGCTACCAACAACGGGATCAGCCTGATGGAAGCCCGGAAGATGTTGACCACCGGACAGCTTGAAGAATTCAAGTGGACGGCTGAACAATATGTGAAAGCCGCACAGCGGGCCGACCTTTCCCCGGAGTGGATCAAGAAGCTGGAAAACGCTTCAACTCGCTTCCATGTCAGCCGCTTTGAAGCAATTCAACTGCAAATTCAACAGCAGATTGAACTTCTGTATGGGAACCAGCTTGACGGGGTGGATTCCCTTCTGAAGCAAATTGTTTCGGATGGCTACACCCACACGGCTTTTGAGGTTCAGAAGGGTGTGGGCCTTGGTTGGGATATTACCGGGCTGGATCAGAAGAAACTTGAAACATTGCTTTCAAAGCCTTGGACAACGGACGGGCGAACCTTCCGGGATCGCTGTTGGTTGAACAAGAATGATCTGGTGGGTTCGGTTAGCAAGAGCCTGACGCAAGGGCTTCTTCGGGGAGATTCCCCGGCCAAGATCACCACGGCTATTCAGAAGCAGTTCGGGGTTCATCGGTATAAGGCGGGGCGGTTGGTCAACACCGAAACCACCTATTTCAACGCCGTTGCCACAAAGGAATGTTACAAGGATTTGGATGTTGAAATGGTGGAAATCATTGAAACGCTGGATTCCCACACCTGTTCCATTTGTGGTGGGCTTGATGGTAAGGTGATCCCCATTTCCCAATATGAACCCGGCGTGACTGTGCCGCCGTTCCATCCCAACTGTCGAGGAACTACGGCCCCGGCCATTGATCCCAAGTATGCCGGTGAAAGAGCCGCCCGGAACGCTAATGGGGATGTGTACTATGTTCCCGGTAATATGAGTTATTCCGAATGGAAGAAAACTTTTGTGGACAACGGTTCCAAAGATGGGTTGACCCTTGCAACCATCGGGAGTATAATTAAAAATACAGTTTCGATGGTAAAAAGCGAGGGTTCCAATGTGCAGACGGTAGGCCGCATTGATATAGAAAAATACCGTTGCATTACGGACGAGATCGCCACCGATGAAGTGATTATCACCCCGGAACGGATTCAGCATATTGAAGAACGCCACCCCGGAGATTACGAACAGTTCGTTAAGTATGTTGCGGATATTCTGGAAAACCCGGATTACATCTTGGAAGCAAACAAGCCTAATACCGGTGTGATTCTGAAAGAAATTGAAAGAAATGGCGAAAAGTTCAAAGTGATTCTACGGGTAAAGGTAGAGAGTGACCCCGCTGAATATCGAAACTCCATCTTGTCCTTCTGGCAAATTGGTGAAACCACATGGAAGAAGAATGTGAAGAACAAGAAAATCCTTTACAAGCGGGAATAATACTGCTATACTTTAGATAGGATAAGAACGGGCTTTGAGGTGGAAAAAGCGTTCCCATACGCCACACGCCTTTTGGTAGTGGGCAAAAGAGATGCCGGGAGTGACGCTCCGGCCAAAGTCCAATCTTCAAGGGAACAGGTGCAAACCTGTTCCCTTCTTCTATGTGCTGAAAAAAATTGAAAAACCCTCTTGACTTTTCTGTTGCTACAATATATAATTGTTGTAGCAACAGAAAAGAAGGTGAATAAATGGTTGCTAAAAAAGGCCGTCCTGTTTCAGAGAACCCCAAAGATTATATGCTTCGGGTGAGGATGGATGAACAGACTTTGCAACAGCTTGATGAATGTTGTGAAGCTGAAAATCTTTCTCGATCTGAAGTAGTAAGGAAGGAGATTCAGGAACAGCATAGCAAACTAAAGAAATAGGGTGTCGGCTACCCGCTAAAGTACACCAACACCCTAAACCACCAGAGGTTCCCAACTGGATAAATCCATTCTATCACAGTTGGGAACTTCTATCAAGTGAAAATTGATGGAGGTTTAACATGGAAAAATTGATCAAGAGCATTGAAGGCGTACACCCCGGTAAGTATGACCTTCGCAGGAATGAACTGGATGAACTCTATGACGCATATCATCACGACACTTTCAAGCTGATTGCCGTGGTGTTCAAGCTGGGCTTTGCCCGTGGACAGAAGGCGGTGAAGAAGGCATGAATGAACTTCAGGTATTCACCAACCCCGAATTTGGACAGGTGCGAACCGTGACCATTGAGGAAGAACCGTGGTTCGTGGGCAAGGATGTGGCGGTTGCCTTGGGGTATGAATCGCCACGGGCGCAGTCAGCAAGAAGGTTGACCCGGAAGATAAAGGCGTTTCCGAAATGGAAACACCTTCAGGGAAGCAGCAAATGACCATCATCAACGAATCCGGTTTGTATGCCCTGATCTTCGGAAGCAAGCTGGAAAGCGCCAAACGCTTCAAACATTGGGTGACGCATGAGGTTCTTCCCGCAATCCGTAAAACCGGAAGTTATTCCATCATCCCGAAAGCAAGAGCATTGACCACAGACGATTACATGAAGGCGGCACAACTGGCCGCTACCTGTCGGAATGAACGGCTTCCCTATGTGCTTGGATTTCTGGAACAGGCCGGGTTTAATATCCCGGAAGTGACCGCCACGCCCCCGGCCTTGGATGGGCCTGTGGATTGCACGGAGATTCAAAGACTGATGGATGAACGGGGCATTTCCGTAACGGAACTTTCCAAGCTGACGAACATTTGTAAAGCGTCTTTGAGTTATTACAAACGGGGCATTTACAAGCCGAACCGTGAACGCTATCGCATTATCATTGACGCATTAACTTAATTGATGATTTGACCACCCCGGCCTTCTGGCCGGTGGTGGTTTTTTCATACCATTTTCGCCGTTTCCCGGTGGTGGGCGGTAAACAGAACCGGGAAAATCGTGGTTCCTAACCCACGGTAAAAAAGGATTTTGGAGGTAACAACAATGACTAAAGAAAAGCTGTTGGAATGGGGCCTGACTGAAGAACAGGCCACAAAGGTTATGGAGGGCTTGAACGGTTCCTTCGTCACCAAGGCCCGGTTCAATGAGGTCAACACCGAACTGACCACCGCCAAGAACACCATCAAAGAGCGTGACACCCAGCTTGAAACGCTGAAGAAGGCTTCTGGTGACACCAAGGCCCTTCAGGATCAGATCACACAGCTTCAGGCCGATAACAAGAAGAAGGACACGGATCACGCCGCTGAACTGAAGAATCTGAAAATCAGCAATGCGGTTGAACTGGCCCTGACCGGCGCAAAGGCCAAGAACAACACCGCTGTTAAGGCGCTGTTGGTTGATTTCATCGGTAAGGCTGAATTGGCGGAGGATGGAACCGTCAAGGGCTTGATGATGAAGTCAAGAAGTTGGTGGAAGGCAAGGACACGGCTTTTCTTTTTGAGAAGTCCACCGGCACCAAGTTCAAGGGGGCCAAATCCGCTGAAAAGGGTGATGGCGCTGAAGGCGGCATGACCCTTGAAAAGCTGAAGGCATGAACCCCTTGGATCGCTACAACTATTCCGTCAACCATCCTGACGAATACAAAGAACTTTATGGAGGTAATGAGTAATGGCAAACACTGTCTATGATAACTTTTTCCTGTCCAATGAAATTGAAGATCAGTACCAGAGCCACCTTGATCTTCAGCAGTTTTGCACCGTGGACAACAACCTGACCGGCGTTGCTGGCATGGTTCGCAAGATTCACAAGTACAAGGCCACCGATGGCACCGAGAAACTGACGATGGGCAACGGCAACACCAAGACCATTGAAGCCGGTTACACCGAGAAGGAATACCGGATTCAGATGGCACAGAACCGTTTCCAGTATTATGACGAGGAAGCCATGACCGATCCTATGGTGATCACCACTGGCACCCGTCACGCTGGTACGGATATGTTCAACACCGTGAACGCTGACATTTTCAGCGCTTTCAACGAGGCCACCATGACCATCGTGACCACCGCCCTTGGCTTTGATGCCTTTGTGGATGGTGCGGCCATGCTGAATCTGGAAAACCTTGAAGGCGTGACCATCTTCGGCTTCGTCAACCCCGCTGATATGGCGAAACTTCGTAAAGCCCTGAAGGATGATCTGAAGTATGTGGAAGCATACGCCAAGCAGGGCTATGTTGGCACCGTGGGCGGTATCAACATCTATACCAAGAAGAACGCCGAAACCGGCAAGGTGGTCATTGCCACCAAGGAAGCTGTCACCCTGTTCAACAAGAAGGGTACGGAAGTGGAACAGGAGCGTGAAGGCAACATCCGCCGCAACACGGTTTATTCCCGTAAGTATTACCTTGCGGCCATGACCAATGAAGCCAAGGCGGTGAAGATCATCACCGGTTCCGCCGCTGTCACCGCTGACACCACGGTTTCCAGCGACAAGACCTATTACGCCGCTTCCGGTATCGGCTATGTGAAGGTCACGCCCTCTTCCAGTGACAACCCCAAGACCAAGGGTTGGTACGAAATCACGGCGGCGTAAGAAAGGCGGTGAACCCCGTTGCGTGATAAAGCGGTTGCAATGCTAACGGCCCTTGGCGTGGCGGGGGCCGCTGATGATCCGTTGTTGGATATTCTTCTTCAGAATGTTCAACAGCGGATTCTTAACAAAACCAATCAATCTGTGATCCCGGAAGGGTTGGAAAGCGTGGCTGTTTATATGGCCGTGGGTGAATACCTGAACATGAAGAAAACCGTTGGACAACTGACAGGGTTTGATTTGGATGCGGCAATCAAGCAAATTCAAGAGGGTGACACCAATACTGTATTTGCAATCGGTGAAGGGAGCCTGACACCGGAACAGCGGTTGAATGGCTGATTGATTATCTGATCAATGGCCGTTCTGATGAACTGTACCGGTTCAGGAAGTTGGTATGGTAAACGCCCAGCGCAAAGCCCTTGAACGGCTTTGGAAGGATCGCTGTACGGTATATCACCGGGTAAAGGTGAAAGACCCTATCAGCAAACTTACTGATTCTAAAGAAATGCCGCTTCTTCAGGATCAGCCCTGTAAACTGTCTTTTGAAACCCTATCTTCAACGGATGGTGATCATGTTTCCAAGGTGGCCCAAACCGTGAAGCTGTTCTTATCCCCTGATGTGGAAATCCCCGCTGGTTGCAAAATCGTTGTGACACGGTTCAACAATCTTGAACGGAAGTTCACCTATTCTAAAAGCGGTGAAGCCGGGGTTTTTACAAACCATCAAGAAATCCAGTTAGAGCCGTGGAAGGGGTATGCCTGATGGCTAAATGGGGCAAATGCGATTTCAAGGAACTTGAACGGTTGAATGAACGCCTTGAACAACTTTCTTCTGTGGATTTCGATACCTTTTGCCGGGAAGCGGCCAATGAGATTGCCGCACGGCTTTTGGCAAAGGTGAAGAAAAGAACCCCCGTTGGGGTGATTCCCAAATTTGACGAACCCAAAACGGTGAAGGTTCAGGGGGCAAGTGGAAAAAGCAAAACCTTCTTAACCCGATCCGGGGCCATTCGTGATAAGTATTGGTCAGGGTATAAGGGCGGCACCTTCGGGACGCTTGGACAATCCTTCCCGTTGAAAAGCACGGAGATCAATACCTTGTCACGGTGGTAAACAACACCGAATATGCAAGCTATGTGGAATACGGCCACCGGCAGACACCGGGAAGATATGTTCCGGCATTGGGAAAGCGCCTGAAGGCAAGTTGGGTGAAGGGGCGGTTCATGCTGACCATATCCGCCCAAGAACTTGAAACGCAAGCCCCAATATTGTTGCAACAGAAATTGTATTTGTTCTTGAAAGAGGTGTTCTGATGCTGAATGAAGTAATCAAAGGAATTTCAATGGCGCTGAACACGCCTTTGGGGATGAATATGAAATCCGCCAAAATGATGTTGAACAGGGCTTGGTGAATGGCAGTTTCTTCATTCAGGTTTTGAAACCGGAACTTACCCCATTGCTAGGGCGGCGTTCCATGAAGCGAAACCCTTTTGATGTAATGTACTTCCCCAAGGCACCCGGAAATAATGCGGAAATGTTCACCGTTGCGGAAACGCTGATGGAGTGTTTGACACAGATCAGCCTTCCCAACGGTGATCTTTTGCGTGGAACTGGGATGAATTATGAAGTGGTGGATGATGTTCTTCATTTCATGGTGAACTTCAATCTTCCGCTGATTCGGCCCTATGAAGAACCTTATATGGAAACTTTGGATACCGATGTTGGAACGGTGGGAGGGGGTAAATAATGGCTACCAGCACGAAAGCGAGAAAACCCAAAGCGAAAGAGGCGGCCCCGCCTGTTTCTAATGTCCCGGTTTTCGCCAAAAGAAATATCCTGACCTTCAGGCGATACGCCAACAGGCGTGATCTTCTGTATGTTTTGCTGAAGGACGGGGAGGAATACACAATGGAGCAGGTGGACAGCTTGCTTCAAAACTTTTTCAAGAAAGGTAAGGTGAATTGATATTGGCCCTTGGCGGCGGCACTTTTTTGACGCAGAACAAGATTCTGCCCGGTGCATATATCAGCTTTATTTCGGTTGCGAAAGCAAGCGCCACCCTCTCTGATCGTGGTATTGCAACCATCCCCCTTGAAATGAATTGGGGGCCTGAAGGTGAGGTTATCACCGTGGAACTTGGGGACTTCCAGAAGAATTCCCAAAAGATTTTCGGCTATGCGTACACGGCGGATGAACTGAAGCCCATGCGTGAGATTTTCAAACACGCCAAGACGGTTCACTTCTTCCGTCTGAACAGTTCTGGTGTAAAGGCTTCTTGTGAATATGCAACGGCCAAATGCCCCGGCACCCGTGGCAATGATCTTCGCATTGTCATTGAGGAAAATGAAAACAGTCAGCCGGAAAGCAAACTGTATGATGTTTCCACTTTCCTTGGCACTGTCCAAGTGGATCAGCAGAAGGCCATTTCTAAAATGACTGACCTGAAGCCCAATGATTATGTGGACTTCAAAACAGAAGGAAGCCTTGCTGTGACCGCTTCCACCCCTCTGACCAGCGGCACCAATGGAAGTGTGGAGGATGCGGCTTATCAAACCTATCTGGATAAGATGGAAGCCTATACCTTCAATGCTATGGGTTGCCCGTCCAACAAATCTACCATTGCTGAACTGTTTGCCGCCTTCTGTAAGCGTATGCGGGATGATGCTGGCAAAAAGTTTCAGGTGGTGTGCTTCCGCAATCTGGCCGACTATGAAGGTGTTGTGAGCGTGAAGAACACCATTGTGGGGCAAACCGATGATCCCGCCCTGATCCCTTGGGCAACCGGCGTGGTGGCTGGAACCGCTGTGAGCAAGTCTGCAACCAACATGGATTATGACGGGGAATATTCCGTTGATACTGATTACACCCAAACCGAGTTGGAAAACGGTATCAAGGAAGGTTCCTTCATGTTCCATCAGGTGGATGAAAAGGTTGTTGTTCTTGAAGATATTAACAGCTTCATTTCCATCACGGATGAAAAATCCAGCGATTTTTCCAGCAACCAGACCATCCGGGTTTTGGATCAGATCGCCAATGATATTGCGGTTCTGTTTGGCAAGAAGTACATTGGCAAAGTTCCCAATGATGCTTCTGGCCGTGTGAGCCTGTGGAACGATATTGTGAAGCACCACATGGAACTTCAGAATATCCGTGCCATTGAGAACTTCAACCCGGATAATGTGACGGTGGTTCAGGGTGATACCAAGAAGGCCGTTGTGGTGACGGACTATGTTACCCCGGTTAACGCTATGGCCCAGCTTTATATGACCGTCTATGTTCAGTAAGAAAGGGGTGTAAAAGACGATGGCGAATACTGTAATGAACGCTAAAGATGCCATTTCCGGTTCCTTGGCTGAATGCTTTGTTACCATTGAGGACAACCGTTACAATTTCATGCAGGCTATCAACCTTGAAGCCCATTTTGAAAAGAATAAGACGGAAGTTCCCATTTTGGGCAAGCCCGGTAAGGGCAACAAAGCCACTGGCTGGAAGGGTACGGGTTCCGCAACCTTCCACTTCAATACTTCCATCTTCCGTAACCTGTTGAAGCGTTACAAGGACACCGGCGAGGATGTTTATTTTGACATTCAGGTGACTAATGAAGATCCCACTTCTTCCGTGGGCCGTCAAACCGTGATCCTGAAGGATTGCAACATGGATGGCGGCTTGCTTGCCAAGTTCGATGCCGATGCAGAATACTTGGATGAAGATATGGATTTCACCTTTGAAGATTTCGAGATGCCCGAAACCTTCACCATGCTTGCCGGGATGGAGTAAAACCATGCTTCGCCCCGGCCCTTCTTGGGGCCGGGGTTTTCTTTTTATCAAAAATAGGAGGACTGTTTTATGAATCTATCTGCGTTTCTGGCTGAAAATGCTCTTGCTGTTGAAAATGTGAAATTTGCCGCTTCCAAGCGGTTTATGGGTGACGATGGGAAGCCCATGCTGTGGGAGATCAAAGTCATTACCGGCACCGAGGATGAAGCCCTTCGGAAGTCCTGTGCCAAGCGTGTTCCGGTTCCCGGCAAGAAGAACCAGTATCAGAAGGAAACCGACTATGATCTTTACCTTGGCAAGCTGGCCGTGGCTTGTACCGTGTTCCCCAATCTGAATGATAAGGAACTTCAGGACAGCTACAAGGTCATGGGCGCTGATGCCCTTCTGAAAACCATGCTGACCCCCGGCGAATATGCCGAATACCTGACCAAGATTCAGGAAGTGTGTGGTTTTGATACCACCATGCAGGATGAGGTTGATGAAGCAAAAAACTGATCTGTGAAGGTGATGGTGAAGCAACATTGCTTACTATTGCCTTCACGAACTTCATTTAACACCTTCCGCCTTCTATGCTTTGCCCCGGCGTGAACGGGCCTTCATCATTGCGGCCATTGATGTTCGGGTGGAAGCTGAAAAGAAGAAGCAGAAGGAAATTGAACGCAAACAGCGCCGGGGCCGACACCATTAAGGCCCCGGCTATTCTCCAAGAAAGGTGGTGATCCCTGTGGGAACTATCCGAACCGCTATTGCCCTTTATGATGGTGTTACCAGCCCCCTTCAGAGTATGCACAAGGCTATGGGTGTTGTGCTGAACACCTTTGAATCCATGCAACAGGCTTCCGGTAGAGCCGTTGACACGGCGGCAATCCGGGAAGCCCGTGAAGAATGGGCGAAAGCGGGAACCGCCTTTGATACCATTGAAGAAAATATCAGGAACGCCAACAACGAACAGCAGAATTTCAACAATTCCATCCGTGGGGGTAGCAATTCCGCCAACGGGCTTCTGTCCATCATCAAGAAAGTTGCCATTGCCGCTGGTGGTATCGCCGGGATCAATAAGGTGCTGAACATTTCGGATGAATTGGCAAGCACCAAAGCTCGATTGAATTTGCTTGTGGATGATGGCGGTTCCGTTGAAGCCTTGGAACAGAAGATCATGGCTTCCGCCCAGCGTTCCCGATCCGCTTATTTTGACACCGCTTCCGCCGTTGCGAAACTTGGCTGAACGCCGGTAACGCCTTCGGTGGCAATATGGATCAGGTCATTGCTTCATGGAACAGGTGAACAAACAGTTTGTTATTGGCGGTGCTACGGCCCAAGAGCAGAGCAACGCATGATCCAGCTTACACAGGCAATGGCGGCGGGTGCGCTTCGTGGTGAAGAACTAAATTCCATTCTGGATGGTGCGCCGGGTATCGCAAGAGACCATTGAAAAATATATGGGCATTGCGGAAGGTTCCATCAAGACGGTTGCACAGGAAGGCAAGGTAACGGCTGAAGTGGTGAAGAACGCCATGTTTGCTATGGCGGACGAAACCAACGCAAAGTTCGATTCCATGCCCAAGACTTGGGCGCAGATTTGGGCCGGGATGAAGAATCAGGCCCTTTCCATGTTTGCCCCGATCTTGACCAAGATCAACCAGATTGCTAACAGCACCAAGTTCCAGCAAGTCACCACAGCCTGATCAATGGGCTTGCGGGGGTTGCAAATGTGGCTTCTTCGGTGCTGGATATTCTGATTTCCATTGCTTCTGTGATCGTTGATAATTGGAGTTGGATTCAGCCTATTATCATGGGCATTGTGGCCGCTATGCTGATCTATAACGGTGTCATGTTGGTTGGAAATACCATTATGGCGGTTCAGGCCGCAGTTAAGGCAATTCACACAGCAATGACCACCGCTTGGAGCGTTGCCACCTTTACCGCAACAGCGGCCCAGCAGGGCCTAAATGCGGCGCTTTTGGCTTGCCCCATTACATGGATCATCCTTCTGATTATCGCCGTGATTGCGGCTATCTATGCGGCTTGTGCGGCGGTGAACAAATTTGCCGGAACCAGCGTTTCTGCCACAGGCATTATCTGTGGCGCATTTATGGCGGCGCTTGCCTTCATCGGGAATATCTTTATTGCCCTGTGGAATGTGGCCGCTGAAGTATTTGTTCTGATTTATAACCTTGTGGCTACGGTTGCAAACTTCATCGGTAATGTGTTCAATGATCCGGTGGGGGCCGTTTGCCGCCTGTTTTTTGATTTGGCTGATACGGTGCTTGGAGTGCTTCAGGCGCTTGCTTCAGCCATTGATGCTATCTTTGGTTCCAATCTTGCGGGAGCCGTGCAAGGCTGGCGTGACAGCTTGGGCGGTTGGGTTGATGAAACCTTTGGCAAGGGAACTGAAGTAATGGCAAAAATGAGCGCCGATGATCTGAAGTTGGATCGGTTTGAATACGGGGCCGCTTTTGATCTTGGGTACAATTTCGGTGAAGGCATTGACAGCAAGGTTTCTGACCTGTTTGATGGCTCCGCAATGGATTCTATGGGCGCTTTCGATATTGGAAACACCCTTGATGGTATCTATGGAAATACCGGTGATACGGCGGAAAATACTGTCGCTATGAGTGATGCCCTTGACATTACTGAAGAAGATTTGTCTTATCTGCGTGATATTGCGGAGCGGGAGGCTATCAACAGATTTACAACCGCTGAAATCAGCTTGATATGTCCGGGATGCAGAACAACATTTCTAATGGAATGGATTTGGATGGCGTTATATCCGGGCTGACAGAAGGAGTAAACGAGGCGATTGATAGTATGGCGGAAGGAGTACACACATAATGAAAAGTGGATATGAATTCTATTTGGGGAAATGTATGCTGCCGGTTACGCCCCAAAAGCTTGAAATCAAAATCAATAACGCTAATGAAACGGTGACGCTGATAAATGAAGGGGAAATTAACATTCTGAAAACCGCAGCACTTACGGACATTGAATTTGAATGTGAAATCCCACAGGTGAAACAGCCCTATGCAGTCTACAAGTCAGGCTTTCAAGGGGCTTCCTATTTCCTTGATTACTTTGAAGGGCTGAAAACTTCCAAACAGCCCTTTCAATTCTTGGTATCAAGAACAATGCCGAATGGCAAAGTGCTGTTTTCCACAAATATCAAAGTTTCAATGGAAGATTACACAATTACAGAGGATGCAAAGAACGGCTTTGATTTGAAAGTGAAGATTTCCTTGAAGCAATATCGAGAGTACAGTACAAAGACAGTAAATATTAACATGCAAGCGTCTAAGCCAAAGGCTGTTGTACAGCAGGCACGCCCTGCAAACCCGCCAAAGAAAACGGGATATGCGGTGGGCGACATTGTAAATTTCCACGGTGGAACACATTATTATAGCTCTTACGCAGGCGCAAAAGGATATCCCGCGCGAGAGGCAAGGCCAAAATTACGATTGCAAACGGTGCAGGCAAAGCCCACCCGTGGCACTTGATCCATACCGATACTGGATCAAATGTGTATGGTTGGGTGGATGATGGAACATTTGATTAAGGGGGTGCTCCAAATGAAGGTTGAACTTTTAATTGCCGATCCTTCCGGCAGCAAGGCATACTTGCCGATTGTGGAAGAAGGAATTGAATGGACTACTGAAAGAAGAAGCGCCCCCGGTAAGCTAACCTTCAAAGTGGTAAAGGACGGCATAATTGATTTTCAAGAGGGCGCAGCGGTGCGCCTGAAAGTGGACGGGAAAGGGGTTTTCTTTGGATTTGTGTTCAGCAAAAAGCGAGACAAGGATCAGATTATCACTGTCACCGCCTACGATCAGTTGCGTTACCTAAATAACAAAGATACTTACGTTTATGAGAATAAAACCGCAGCACAGTTTATCAAGATGATTGCAGAGGATTTTTCTTTGAATGTGGGGACTATTGAAGATACCCCGTTTGTAATTGCTTCAAGGGTTGAAGATAACACTTCCCTTTTCGATATGATAGAAAATGCCTTGATTTGGAATTGCAAAACAACGGGAATATGTTTATCCTGTATGATGATTTTGGAAGGCTTACGTTGAAATTCCTTGGAAATATGTATGTTGGGGATAATTCTTCCGGGTATCTGATGATTGATGAAGAAACCGGGGAAAACTTTGACTACACTTCCAGCATTGACAGTGACACCTACAATAAAGTGAAACTGACCTATGACAATGACGCAACAGGAAAGAGGGAAGTCTACATTGCACAGGATTCAAGCCATATGAACGCATGGGGCGTATTGCAGTATTTTGACACGCTGCAAAAAGGCGAAAACGGGCAAGCAAAAGCCGATGCCCTGTTGCAACTTTACAATAAGAAAACCCGTAACCTGAAAATCAGCAATGCTTTAGGTGATACCCGTGTGAGAGCCGGAAGCATGGTAGTTGTCAACCTTGATTTGGGTGATATGAAGCTGAAAAACTTCATGCTGGTTGAAAAGGTTGCACACAAGTTCAATCTTGATGAACATTTTATGGATTTGACACTTAAAGGGAGTGAGTTCGTTGCCTGATGCAACCGAATTAACGAAAGCGATTAAGAAAGCGGCAAGCAAAGCGATAAAGCAGAAAAGCCCGTTGAAGTCTGCTTTGGAAAGGTAACAAGTGCTTCCCCGTTGCAGATATTGGTGGATCAGAAATTCACACTTGGGGCAGCGCAACTTGTCCTTACCCGCAATGTGACGGATTTTAAGGCAATGATTACAGGCGGAAACATTCAGAATTATTACTATGTTGGGACACCACCCAACGCTTCAACCGTCCCTGTCGATCCGTCCCACAGACACGCATAGGGAAAATTGAAATCACTGTTCATAATGGGTTGGTTGTCGGTGATGAAGTGATCCTTATCAGGCAGCAGGACGGGCAAAAATATGTTGTGGTGGATAAAATCGGATGATTCCTTCAACTACGGGATTCCTTGGACAGGATTTTGAATTTGAAGAACAACCAACCTACACTTACAAAATGAATTTAGATACCGGAACTATCCGTGGCTATACAGATGGGCTTGATGCTATGAGACAGGCAATCTTTAAAATCCTTCAGACGGAGCGCTATCAATATGTCATGTATAGCTGGAATTATGGGGTTGAAACGCTTGACCTGTACGGCGAACCGGTTTCCTATGTATGCCCTGAACTGGAACGCAGAATCACGGAGGCTCTGACTTGGGATGAACGAATTAAAAGTGTCAACAACTTTGAATTTGATGTGATCGGAAAGGGTGCGATTCACGTATCTTTTGTGGCACACACCGTATTTGGCGAAGTACAAGCAGAAACGAAGGTGAATTTCTAAATGTATAACGTGACCTATGAAGAAATCCTTGATCGGATGCTTGCCCATGTGGATGATAAATTCGATAAGCGGGAAGGTTCGGTTATCTTTGACACCCATTCCCCCACAGCCCTTGAATTGCAGCTGTTGTATGTAGAATTAAACACCATTTTATCAGAAGCATACGGTGACACCGCTTCTCGTGAATATCTGATTAAGCGTTGTGCGGAAAGAGGAATTACACCCCACGAAGCAACACACGCTATTTTGAAGGGGGAATTTACCCCAACCACCATTGATTTAACTGGAAGGCGGTTCAATATCGGTTCAATGAATTTCACTGCACTTGAAAAAATCACTGATGGTGAATATCAAATGCAATGCGAAACTCCCGGTGTTATAGGAAATCAGTATTTAGGATCAATGGTTCCCATTGAATACATTGAAGGGCTTGAAACTGCAAAACTTACGAAAGTATTGATTCCTGGTGAGGATAGAGAAGACACAGAAGATTTGCGAACCCGCTATTTCAACTCCTTTAACGCACAAGCTTTTGGCGGCAATGTTCAAGATTACCTCGAAAAAACAAATGCAATTCCGGGCGTTGGAAGCACAAAAGTAACAAGGGTTTGGAATGCCGATATTTCCCCGGCTGAAATGATGCCGGATCCAACTGTTCAAAGTTGGTTTGAAAGTTTTATTAAAACAAGCGGGCTAAATGAAAACGTGAAGAATTGGCTTTCCTCTGTTTATGAAGCAGGAAAAGCAAAAAGCTGACAACCGGGGGGACAGTGCTTTTAACAATCCTAGATTCAGATTTTGGGGTTGCTTCTGATACCTTGGTTCAGACAGTACAAGAAACCATTGATCCAAGCGAAAATGCGGGTGAAGGCTTTGGAATCGCCCCTATCGGCCATATTGTTTCGGTAGAAACCGCTGTTCAGGTTACAGTTATAGTAAAAACCAACATCACCTTTGACACCGGGTACGGTTGGGACAATTTGCAAAATTCTATTGATGCCGTAATTTCAGATTATCTCCTTGAGTTACGGAAAAGTTGGGCTGATGTCGCTTTTTTGGTGGTTCGCATCTCACAGATTGAAACCCGTTTGCTTGGAATTAAGGGGATTGTTGATGTTGAAAACACAAAAATTAACGGGGCTTCTGAAAATCTGACTTTGGAAAAATATGAAGTTCCGGTGTTTGGGGGTGCAAGTGCATGATAAGAGAAGTTGACCTTGTTTCATATTTACCTCCGTTTATGGCTGAATTCAAAGAAATTATGGCAACGCTAGAAGCGGAAAACCCGGAATTCGTGCTCGTTTGGGAAGCGGCTGATCGAGTTTTACAAAATGAATTCATTGAAACATCAGATGAATACGGGATTTCCCGCTGGGAAAGGATTTTAGGGGCCTTCCCCAAAACTACAGATACGCTAGAAAATCGCCGGTTTCACGTCATGAGTCGGATAAATGAAACGCGCCCATTCACTATTCCACAGTTAAAAAATATCCTTCAAACTCTGTGTGGAAAAAATAATTATTCTGTTAAAGTCTCAGAATGCACCCTAATCATCAGAATAGGATTAACGTCTAAAAATAATTTCAATGACGTGGAAGCCTTAATTGAAAAGATATCACCTGCCAACATGGTGATCGATCTATCGTTGGCGTATAACCAACACCAGTCACTGCAAACCATGACGCACGCCCAGTTGGCGGCAATGACGCACTACGAAATCCGCAATGAAATCATGAAAGGATGATCTATATGACGGAAACAGGAAACCTCCATCTCAAAAAGCCATCCCAAGAAGATTTTTACAACGTGGATGATTTTAATTTAAACTCCGACCTGCTCGACGCGAAGATAGGGGATATGGTGACACAATTAGCCCACAAAGTAAATACCAACGAGGTAGCCCAACCCTCCGGCATCGCCACCCTCGACAGCAGCGGCAAGCTGCGCAGATGCCCACGGCGGCGGATGTGGGGGCGGTGCCGTCAATGCTTACGGATATCATATATGTTGATCAGGCAGATCCGGTGCCGCATTACGATAACCTTAACAACTATATCACGCCGAGTCAGCGTGTCCATATTGCTACCGTAACCACCGCTAGGAGCGTAGATAACTGCCCCGAGGCGTCCCCGGGGATAATGGAGGTCGCCGAGTATAACCACAGCGTTAAGACGGGACAAACGCTTGGGATCATACAGCGGTATATAGCGACCAGCGGCAACACGTATACGCGCATATACACCCATCAAAATGGATATTGGAGCAATTGGGCCAGTGGCGCGCTTAAACCTATGCAAGCGTATGTCTCCACCCAGCTAACAGGCAGCGGATATGTGTATTTTGCATGTTATGGACTGGACGCTGGATCGTACATCTTTACGGCATGCGGGAATTTTAATGCGGGCGGTTCCGATCTATACAGGGCAACATATACCGCCATCATCCACATATCGTGCGACTACAATAGTGCCGCGAAACAGATCATAGCGCGTGTAAGTCATGCACCGTTACTGATTTCTGCTAACTTCGGGACACATCGGATGAGAAATTTGATGTTGGGTTTAATAACATGGTCAAAACGACGCCGTGGTCGACGTGGCAAAGTGGAGGCGAACCGGGCAAAATCTACATCTCTGCCGCCAGCAGCACATCATCCAGTGTATCCGACTGGTCGTGCAAACTACTCAAATTGATATAAGGAGGCCTAACCAATGTCAATCGCAACCATCAAGCCGTTATCGACGGCCAGACGTACCCGCTCACCCTGTCGGATGACGGGTATTATGTGTTGGCGGGCACCGCTCCCGCCGAATCCAGCGCCAATTTGCCGGGCGGCTACTATGGCGTGCAAATTATCGCCGCCGATGAGGCGGGCAACGAGACCGAGATCAACCAAGAGGACGGCACGTGGGGCAGCCAGTTGCAGTTGACCGCCTACGAGAGCGTCAAGCCCACGGCCACCATCACCTACCCATCATCGGACAGCCGGATCAATACCTGCACCCCAACCATCACCGCCCAACTGCGAGACAACGATAGCGGCGTTGATCCCGCCACTCTTGACCTGCGTATTAACGGCGGCAGCAAGATCACACAGGGTGCGCCGGGGCTTACTCTGACACCAGTAGAGGGAGGCTATGATCTCTCCTACGCTGTGCCAACGGCCCTAGATGAGGCCAGACGACAATCTCTGTTGGCGTATCCGACATGGATGGCAACGCCGCCGACCCCGCGTCAATCACCTGCACTATCGCAGTCACCGCGCCGACCATTAGCCTGTCCTCACCTGCGGAGGGCCTTG